GCCCCTGATCAGGTGATTCTACAGCACTGGGATAAGCGACATTTGTAGTGGTAAATTTTGAAATTTTAGCTAAATTAGTTGTAGGAGAATTATCACTAGATTTACCTCCACGTCCCTTGCTTCGACCTTTTCCCAATAGACCTCTTATGACACCCTTACCAAATTGTTGGAGTTGTCCTGATACTACCTGTCTAATTGGATTTACCATACCTAAATATTCCTTATATGAAAGTATTTATACGAGATGGCATACAAAGGCAAATATAACATACGCAATCCTTCAAAATATAAAGGTGATCCACGAAGGATCATCTATCGTTCCCTATGGGAACGTAAGTTTATGTCATATTGTGATGCCAGTGAAAATATTCTAGAATGGGGAAGTGAAGAATACATTATACCTTATTTATCGCCTTGGGATGGTCGTATGCACAGATATTTTCCAGATTTTTATATTAAAGTACAACAGTCAAATGGCACTTATAAAAAAATGATTATAGAAGTTAAACCTAAAAAACAATGCCAACCTCCAACGGAACCCAAAAGAAAAACAAAGAGATGGTACAAAGAAGCAAAGGCTTGGGGTATAAATTCTGCAAAATGGAAATATGCAGAAGATTGGTGTAGCAATAACGGCATGGAATTCAAGATATTAACAGAGGATCATTTGGACATTCGGTATAAATAATCATATGGCACAAAGTAAATATATTCAAAGTGTAATAGCAGCTGCAGCAGACCGTCCACGATCTACTGCTTGGTATAAAGATAAAATTAAAGAATTTGGTAAACCAGGCGCAATGGATTTAATTCGGGACGGAAAAAGAGCTAAAAAACCATTCTATGGTAAACTAAATATGTTCTTTTATAACCCAAAACATAGAAAGACTCTACCCTATTATGATACCTTTCCTTTAGTGTTACCTTTAGAATCATATAGTGATGGGTTCCTCGGCATCAATATGCATTACCTCCCTGTAGGACTAAGGATGAGATTATTAGATAAACTAGTAGACTACTCAAATAACACTAAATTTGACGAATCGACTAGATTAATAGTAGACTATTCCATGTTAAAAAGGGTAACTCTAGTTAAACCCACCATACATAAATATTTAGCAGGACATGTAACATCACAATTTCGTAGAATAGATGCGGATGAATTTACTGTAGCAACTTTGTTGCCTGTTCAGAGGTTCAAGAAAGCTTCTGCTAAAGAAGTATGGACAGATTCTAGGGGTATGATCTAATGGCATCAACTTTTGAAGGTCTTGGGTATGGATTATTAAATGACGTTCTTGGAGGATTTCGTTCCAATGAGGGTATGGCTTACCCTAACAGATATGAAATAGAAATTGGTTCACCCATTGGTCCTAAAACTTCGGGTGGTCAAAACAGTTTGTTAGGTGCATTCTCTTCATTCATCAGTCCACTTGGTCAAGGAGCAAAGCCAGGAAGTTTACGTAGTATACAATTACGTGCTGAAGCTGTTGGCCTGCCTGGCAGAAATATAGAAACACAACCTGATAACAATGTCTATGGCCCTATTCGAAATGTTGCATCAGGTGTTAATTTCGCAGAAGATTTAAATATAACCTTCCAGTGTGGTTCTGAATTACAAGAAAGAAAATTCTTTGAAAATTGGCAAACTACGATATATGATGTAGAAACATGGAATATGAATTACTATAATGAATATATTGGTTCAATATCTATTTTCCTTTTAGACAGACAAGATAAACGAAGATATGGTTTAAAATGCCTTGAGGTATTTCCTAAAACTGTTGGTTCAATAGAATTAGGACATAGCTTGAATAGTTCATATGCAACCTGCCAAGTTGGGTTTGTCTTTAGAAATTGGGAGCCTCTAGACATAGCTCGTCAGAAAAAGAATATTTTAGGGAATGTCAAAGAAACAGTTATAGACCATGTTGAAAGAAATATACTTAAAAACATACCATCAGTATTAAAGAAACTATTTTAATATGAATATAAAAAGGATGAAATATTATGGCACTACCAGTAATAAATGCTGTGACGTATACGCTTACTTTACCGTCTACAGGAGATAAATTAAAATATAGAGCTTTTCTTGTAAAAGAACAAAAAACTATGATGATAGCTCAAGAAACAGAAGATGATACTGTTTTACAAGATGCTATCGCTGATTGTATTACGAATTGTACATTTGAAAAAATTGATCCGTGGGCTATGCCCTCATTCGATATAGAATATATCTTTTTGAAAATCAGGTCTAAATCCGTAGGAGAAAATATAGACATAGTTGTAATAGCTCCTGATGATGATGAAACAGAATGTACTGTTTCAGTAGACCTTTCAAAAGTAGAATGCACAATGACAGATGATCATACCAATGAAATACCATTGACTGATTCTATAAAACTTGTTATGAAATATCCAACATTAAGGCAGACAACATTAGTTGAAGACTCTACTGAAACTGTTAGAATGTTTGAAATGATAAAAACCTGTATCTACCAAATTATTGATGGCGAAGTTATTCACCAAGATGTTGATATTCCTAATGCAGAATTAGAAGTTTTTATTGAAAATATGGCTGCCGAACATTTAACTGCCGTTACAACATTTTTTGAAACAATGCCTAAATTGACCTACACAGCAAAGGTCACAAATCCAGTAACTAAGAAGAAAGGTGAAGTTTTAATCGAAGGATTCGCAAGTTTTTTCGAATAGCCCTCTCTAACGATACGTTGTATAATTATTATCAATTGAACTTTCAACTTATACAACATCACAAATGGAGTTTAACAGAATTAGACAATATGATACCGTTTGAGAGGGAAATTTACACAGGATTATTAATAAAATATTTGGAAGAGGAAGAAGAGAGAAGAAAAGAAGAAGAATCAAAAATGAGAAAATCACGATAATGTTACGAGAAGGTCTTATCAAAGCATGTATAGTGTTAGTACCTACATACATCACAGCATATATGACCGATAAGATGGTATATGTAATTCCCATGTTGGCTGCTGCAAGTTTTGTTGCAGCCAGTTTAACTTCTTCTCCTAACACAGATCGTAGAGTAGAGGAAGACGGTTGGAAGAAAGACGATGACGGATAGTTCATTAGTAACAGCAGAAATGGCAGCACTAGAACTGACAGAATTTCTCTTACCTTATATTGGTATGGTGATGATCGTCATCTTTGGATTCATGCTAAAGGATTTTGCTACTAAAATGAGTAAGGGTATTGCCTTCTCCATGAATAAGCAATTTCAAGAGGGAGATCATGTTCTTATTGATGGAGAACGAGCCCTTATCGTTAAAATAGGTATCACACAAACCGTATTTGGTGTAACCAAAAGTGGAGGTGATTTTGATACGGACTATGTATGGAGATATGTACCCAATGAACGTATAGAATTTCTCAAACTAGAAAAGATAATTTTTGACCATACTCCCCTAAATAATAAAAGTAGGATTGCAGACAATAAAGAACAAATAAAGGAATTAAAAAATGGCTCGGAAGAAAGCAGAAAGTGACACCACGGTTAATATTGTTGAGGTAGACAGGTCTACTACAGAAGGTACAAGTTGGTATAATACCATTACATCCACTAGGATTGATAAGTGGCGTATCTGGCCAAGAGGACTGATTACTCTATATGGTATTATGTTCTGGCGTGTTACAGAATGGTTCATGGCCCTCCCAGAACCTACTGCACCACAGAGTGCATTTGTAAGTGTTATCGTAGGTGCCGGCGCCGCATGGTTTGGTTTATATTGTGGTTCGGGCCCTGCGGCTAGTAAGGATAAGAAATAATGGTTGAAAATGTAACAGGGGTTGCACCCAAAAACGAACCAGTTAAAATTGACTCTTCAACACCATTAGTCATTAAGGATGTTGACGGGCCAACCAGATGGAACAAATTCACCAAAGCATTTACTGAACAAGGGAAGCTGCAAAGAGACTTGGAAAAAAGTAAGTTGCAGTCTGCAAAAAAGGATGTTGAAAAACAAGCAAAGGTAACTAGGGATCTCCAAAAAGAACAACAAGAAACAGGTAGTTCCATTAAGAGGATGGAAAAAGCAATAGAGGAACAAGATACCGATAAGTATTTAAAGGAAAT